ATCGTACTCGCATTCGATAAGAAAAAGGCAGATGATAGAAAGACGTGGCTTCTCGAAAGTACCGCGAAGAATTCTGGCGATCTTGAAGTATCGTATGGTCATGTCAAAAACCTGGCCATAACTGACTTTGTTCACAAAGACCTCGTTAATTTCAGTCTCGCTGACTTGAAGCGGTCTATCGCGCATATGGCTGATGGACTTAAACCTTCACAGCGAAAAGTTTTGTTTTCGTGTTTTCAGAAGAACCTGACTGCCGAAATGAAAGTGGCACAACTGGCCGCGTATGTCGCCGAAAAGAGTTCTTACCATCATGGCGAAGTTTCTCTCGCGGAAACGATCGTCAAGTTGGCTAACGACTATACAGGTTCGAACAACGTCAATCTTCTCGAACCTTGTGGTCAATTTGGTACGAGACTTATGGGGGGTAAAGATGCATCTCAAACAAGGTACATCTTCACGAGACTAACTAGTGCAGCTCGAAAGATATTCGACCCTAAGGATGACCCCGTACTTAATTATCTATATGACGACGGTCTTTCTATTGAACCAGAGTTTTACGTACCAGCGTTGCCTATGGTTCTTGTGAATGGTACAGAAGGTATTGGTACGGGTTTCAGTTGTTATGTACCCCCGTTCAATCCCAAGGATATCTCATTGAATATACTCAACTTCATTAATGGAAAGGGTATTCAAAAAATGAAGCCATGGTTCAGGGGGTTTAAGGGTCGTGTATTCTACGAAAATGAAACATGGGTCACAGAGGGTATCTGGAACATGATCGGTCAAACTATCAAGGTCACAGAACTCCCACCTGGGCGTTGGACACAGGATTATAAAGAACATCTCGATACACTTACCGAAAAGAAGACTATCAGCTCATATACCAACAATAGTACAACCGAAAATGTCGACTTTGTTATTCAGGGGTACACGGGTAAAGATCTTATCAAGGACCTGAAATTACAGAAAACAATCAGGACTTCGAATATGCACCTGTTTCATCCAACTAAGGGAATTCATAAATATGAGAGTGCTGAAATGATCCTAATGGACTTTATCAAACTTCGGAGCGAATACTACAATAAACGCAAATCCCATATGGTTAATGTTCTCAAGAAAAAGGTTGAGATGTATAATCACCGCGCAAAATTTGTTACCATGGTCATCAATGGAACGTTGGCAGTTTTCAGGCGTAAGAAGAAAGATCTAGAGGAAGAGTTATCACATACGTTTCCGAAAGTTGATGGGAGTTACGACTATTTACTAAACACCAAGACGATTGACTATACAGAGGAGCGAGTAGCTGCACTGCTTATGGAAGTCAAACATTCCAGGGACGAACTCAATTTGACAATGTCTACATCACCTCTTCAGATGTGGGAAAATGATATTAAAAATATATAGACAATAGATAAGTATGGGATTGCAGGGTCCGGATCAAGGTGCGGTATTATCTCTAAATGCCATAGGTCAACAGGATACATACCTTATTAATAGTGAACCTGTACATTCTTTATTTGATTATCACTCTGAACAACATTCAAACTTCGTAAAATTTCACAAAAGTATCACAATAACAAAGCCCTTCACAGCCTCAGACTCGTGGCCATTTGGAGAAAATGTCAAAGTGAAATTTAATCCACAAAATATGGGGGATTTATTATCAAATATGTATATACATATAGAACTTCCTGGCATTGATTCAAACTCTAATATAGCTGATCAAGTTGGGCGGCATGTTATAGAATCAATTTCCATGTGTGTAGACGAGTTAGAAATCGATAAATACTATGACGACTGGGGTATAATATATGATGAATTGTACTTGGATACATCAGAAAAACGTACAAAGAGATATATGGTAAATAGAAATCAAGGAGACAACGAATCACATAAAAATGATCATATATTATCTCGACATCCTTCTAAATTGATGATACCTATACCCTTATTCTTTTCTAGAAAATATCAAGGTAGTGAATATACATCAAATTCACCAAACAGACCCTTTTTTCCTACGTGTGCAATTTACAAACAGAAAATAGAATTTGATATAAAATTTAGACCTCAAACGTTTTTCACAAACCATGGTACGGATAGTCGTACTAATATATCATTGAGTGCGTTTGATATAATAACAGAGGAATATGTTCTTTCACCAGAAGAGCGTACATATTTAATGACAAAGAAACAAACATTCATAACAGATGTGGTTAAAAAACATCCAACTGAACAGACAAGGTTAGGTGAAAATTCGATTAAATTGCAGCTAGTTCCTAATATTCCTGTGAAAACATTGAACTGGTTTCTACGGAAAATTGAATATGAAGATGAGACATCTCACGGAAGTATTTCTCCATTACCAGATGAGAATGCAAATGAACGAAAATTTTCAAATCGCTATAATTTTTCTACATCAAATGCATACACAAGCGATAATTCGTTTAATGACACACCATTAGAATCTGCCAAAATTTACGTGAATGGTCAAGATTTACCAAATATACCACGCCCAGACCATAATTATTTCAAATATGTAGTGCCATATAATACACGGTTATCTAGACCAGAAAGAAATATTTATACGTATGCATTCTCGATGAATCCGATTAATGTGGAACCTTCGGGAAGCTTAGATTTCTCTCAATTAAATTCGGATCGCACTCTATTAGATATACAATTGAAACCAAATTTAACAGACGTGTACACTTTACACTTATATTATCTCGGATATGAAACATTTACATTTGAGAATGGATTTATGACACGTGCTTATTGAATAGTGTGTCATGATGTAGACGGATATAGTCGACAATTTTATTTTTTATGCACCATTTGATAAAATTCAACTGTGCAACAGTGGTATGAATTTCATGTACGGTACCAGGAATCTTATACAAAATCTTTGTAACACGACAAAATGGATCAAACAGTTTTTTACTATAGCCGTCTAAACTTGACTTATAAGCACAATGAACACTGAAAATTCTCCCGTCGTTCGTAGTATAAGACAGATTTGTCTTCTTAGAATAATTTGTAATAAACCATTCTAGATTTCTCAAAGATATACCACTACTTTTATTTAAAAGTTCTATTAGTATAGATCCATTTTCTGGTATCGTATAAAAATTATTGATAGATGTCAAAAGAATTTCTGATTTACTCATAACAAGTTATAAAACGTAATCTCTAAATTCATTCGGTTGTAATTTACCTTCTTCACATGCCAAACATCCATGAACAAAGCCGGAGGGGAACGGATGATTATGTCGAATGACCCCTGTTGGAACAACTACTGGTGTACCAGGTCTATTTTCGTCTACATGTAAACAGCAGTAACCATCTACGACGGCTTTATTAGTACACAATTTACCATTTTTCTTTATACCCATGCAGTATATATCGTTATTTGGTGCTAAATCTCTTCGTACCTTTTTCATAGGAACACCATATAGATTTGAAACCTTTTCTGTTATACTACAGACATAGTCATGATTTTCGCGTTGAATTTTAATAATAGTCGCTTTATGCTCTTTCTTCAACGAAGAAATTTGACCCTTTTGACGTTCTATATCGTCACTAATATTTTTATTATGTTGTAGTTTGTATTCACGTATAGCATTTGCCAACTTCTCATTATATTCATCTCTACACTCTCTCTTGGTTTTTAATATTTCCTTTTTAGTTTCAATATCGGCCTGTGTGATCATACGTTTCGCCTCTTTCTGAATTAGACGTGCAACATCTTCTATGACACTTACCATAATCTATTATGAATCCTTTTTTTTAAATATATCACTGAGTAATAATTGTCGCGATTTAGAGTCGTCACTCATTTTCTTTGTTTTCTTGGATGGCCTTGCCCTAAAAAGTAATTCACCAAAAATTTCATCTTTAGCATTTTCAAATAATGGCTCTAATAAGTCACACACCGGATTTAAGAATTTATTTAAAAAGTAGTAAGGATAATCTATAGGTAAATTGTTATCCTTTGCATATATAGGATCTTCCGATTTTTCGAAAGCTTTCGCCTTAGAATCACCTGTATTAATTAATATATATGGAACTCTATCGCCTGATTGTGGCTCTGACCCAGGTTGCCGTTCACGCATTTTTCTCACCACTTGAACATGTGCCTGGTTTATATTCGTGATATGGTCACTTAATATAGAAACATTCTCACCCTTCACCTTATATGAATCAGATAGACTCTGACTCAAAATAAGTTTTTCATTGGGGACGTCTCCTTCAAGTAATTCTATCGCCCGTTTTCGGGCCAATGCCTTGGGCTCAATTGTATCCGCACTATCCAAGATAACATCAAGAAGTTCTTTACACACTTCACGCATATGCGGTGTATTATCCCGTCTAACCAATTGTAACCCTTTTACATCAATATACTCCATATTCATCTCACCGTCTTTACTCTTCGTCCATAGTTTAGCTGCGTATCGTTTTTTCGAATATAAAAAATACGGACAATATACCTTTTCCAATTCGAGATTATTGGGCGCCTTGAATAGTTTCGTACATTCATCTGCAGCCTTTTCACCTAGCTCCCAACTGTATTCTATAGCCTCCTTCCCAGTACGAGAACCCACGTCAAATTCAATCATCACACTATCAGTGTCACCATAACGAACGTGTGAACCGGGATAATTCGTCTCGACATACTTTTTAGTTTCGTCAATCATATCACGCCCTTTCATCGTGGTTGTAGATGCAATGGCAACACAAGGAAGTATCCCCTTAGACGCACCCGTAAAACCGTACACAGAGTTCATAGAAATCTTATATGCGAGCTGTTTACCGTTGTACATTTGTTTAGTCGCACCCGTGGAATTCGCCATATCTTTCTTAGCTTGTTTTCTAAACTGTTTCAGTTCCGACAAAATGCTCGGTAAAATACTGGGAACGTTTTGTGCAAATGTATGATCACCGAACCGTTCATATTCAACCCCGGGTATATCGTCGTATCTACTGTCTTGAACAAGTGTGGAATAACACAGGTTGTGCGCCATCATAATAGAAGGATACAATCCTTCAAAATCGAGTGCGGTAATTGGTGTATAATAAGCACCCGATTGAGCTTCTAACACCGTCGCACCGACATATCCGGTATTATCCACGTGCCCATATTCGTATGTTGGGACTTTGAATCCCATTTCCCGAGCCTTTTTGGTCAGCTGGCTAAACACCTTAATTTGTTGACCCCTTTCAACCAAGTAACTCAGTGGTACCCAAGTGGCTTTAGCCATCTCCAATAAGTTCATAAGTGTCGATAACTTGGCGATCAATCTATGCGGTAATAGTGTATCCTTTATACAATACTCGGCAACTTCGCGTAATTCGTTTGGATCTCCTCTCACGAAACGTGCAAACATTTCTTTCGGTGGCATGTCAATCTTCTGGTCTCCCAAATAAATCTGAGAAACATTGTTAAGTTTATATGAATCTAATTTATATTCACGTTTAACCTCGTGGAACAAATCAAAAATAAATCTTCCTGGCATTGGTACAAGTTTCAAATCATTATCACCTAACGCACTCGAAGAAAGTTTTTTACGAGATAATGTACAAGTAAAGTCTCTCAGTTTACTCATTCTATAAAAGGCTAGTGGGCAATTATTCAGCATACCACGTTCCATGATATATTCTAAATCAAACCCAAATATATTCCAACCAGTTATAACATCTACATCGTGGCGATTGATATATTCACTAAATCCCATCAGGAGATCGCGCTCGGATTTGTAACTTATAATCGAACACCCGTCAACGTTATTATCAGTATCCTTGTAACATAAACAAGTCTTGTCGTATGGTTCATCTTCACCGAAGTGTGTAAGTGATATCGCAATTTGGAAGCATGCATCTCCAGGTACAGACGGATCGGGAAATTTTCCAGTTGAACTGTGACACTCTATATCAAGCGATGCGACGACAAATGGGGCAATATCCGTCGTGTCAAATGGTTTTAGATTTCTCCAATCCTCACATTCCAAGTCTATGTCAACTTTCGTACAAAACGCGGGTTCGCACGATCCAGCCGTATCTACCCAACCCGTGGATTGAATACCAGTGCGATGCATAAATCGCAGCACTGGGTCAAGATTTGCTTCGAATATTTTTAATTTCTGAGACAGACCCGTTATAGATTTTCGTAATCGGTTACTTATATTGCGTCGAGAAATGAGATTAGCACAATGAATCTGAAGAAAATGACTCTTCTCGCCATTTTGAAATCCTTCCATATCTTTTGCTTCAACAATATCTATATCAACTATATCCGGACACGCTCCATTCACACACCTTATAAGCGAGTTATGTGTCATTGTACAGGGTATTTTCACGTAAAAATATGGTATGAATTTAGTCGTTACACATACAGACTCACCCTTTAACGTCTTACCAAAAAGACGTATGATGTGATTCTCATCTTCGTCGCGAGCATCCCAGGTGAGAACCTGGAATTGCACCATATTTCGTTATAGAGCTGAAATTTTAATATCATTTATTAATAAATGTCAGCTGCATTGATCGAACTAGTGTCTAAAGGGGTACAGGATGTGTACTTAACAGGGACACCACAGGTGTCATTTTTTCACCAAAATTACAAACGTCATACGAATTTTTCTATTAAACCTGAACGCTTAGATTATGTTGGTACTTTCGGTGATGGTAACGAGATCGTCGTTCCTCTCAGAACAAAAGGTGACCTCCTCAGTTATATATGGGTTGAGGCCGATGGTATTGGTAGTAGACAGACTAATTCTACAGGGTTTTTCAGTGATGATGCAAGTCCAACTGAATTTTCTTTGTGGATTGGTGGACAGGAGGTAACACGATTAGATTCCCTTTACATACAGGGGGTGCATAATCTGCTTTATAAACAAGATCAGGCTAAGTCTTCAATGGCCCTCACATTAGACGAAATACCAGAAAATGCACTCGGTAAAGGAGCAAACGCAGATCATTATGTGATACCATTCTTCTTTTCTGAAGACTGGACAAAATCCCTCCCACTTACTGCATTACAATATCACCAGGTTGAATTACGTATCAAGTGTAGGGGTGGAGGTACCACATTCACCCCTGGAAGCACACCCAAGATATATGGCACGTATGTCTACCTTGATTCTGATGAGCGTAGTGTTATTATCGACCATAAACACGAGATTCTTATAACACAAACACAATACCAGCCCATGTCAGCGAGCGATGTCGATGTTGATCTTACATATTTTAATCATCCTGTCAAAGCTGTACACGTAGTATCGTCTGAAGCAGATGGTGGTAAATGGGACGAAAACTGGAGCTTTGATAGTGCCACGTTATATATTAACGGTATTCCTTTATTCGAAAATATGTCATCCACGTATCATCACAATGTTGTACCTGAAATGCATTGTACGGCACTCCCTTTTGGTGCTCTGAGTACTATATCCACATATACGTGGCCATTCTGCTTAACACTAAATAAGTCTCAACCAAGTGGTTCGTTAAATTTTAGTCGAATCGATAATGCTAAATTGCAACTATCTGGAACTGGTCCACATAACGCCCGTGATGGAAAATATGTCCGTGCATATGCAGTCTCTTATAACATTCTCAGGATAAAGGATGGTATGGGAGGTGTTGCTTTTAGTAATTAATTATAAATATAAATATACGTCAACCTGATGATCCAAAACCCTTAGTTCCACGTTCAGTACTTTCAATATCTGTAACTTCCTCAATAAGAGGAGTCTCACATTTTTCTAAAATAAGTTGCGCTATGCGCTCACCTTGTTTAATTTCAAATTTCTCACTTCCCTGATTAAACAGTATAACCTTGAGTTCACCTGTGTAATCAGGGTCTATAACCCCCGCACCAGTTTGTATCCCATGTTTAACAGCAAGTCCCGACCTAGGGGCAATACGTCCATATGTACCAATAGGGATTGTTGCAGCTATACCAGTATTAACAATCCCGCGTTCCAAAGATGGAATATACATGTCAATTGTACTGTATAAGTCATATCCCACCGAACCTGGTGATGCTCGTGTAGGAATGACTGCGTTGTCTGTTAACCGTTTGATTAATAGCTTCATTTATTTATAACGTAGAAAATCTTTATCCTCTTTTATAAAATTATTTATGGTACTTAATTAAATGATCTTATTAAATCTATAAATCATTGTATTATAAACATTTGTTTCGTATATAAATGAAGCCAGAATTCTATGCGATCATGGAAGATTTAACAAATCTTATGACATACATCGATCAGATATCCGGAAAAATTCCAGAGAATTTGTATCTTGAAATGATGAATAGTATGAAACGTATTCATGCTTCGATGTCAGGTAATATAGCATTTCATGAGGACACGTTTTATTATACATCCGATGAAGATAATTATCAAATCCAAACCGACTACCCGAATGATGAACTGTTTATACATTCACCTCGTTCTTTGTCGATAGATGCCCAGCTAGAAGAAATCGATAATCATTTGGAAGACATCAGAGATGTTACATACCAAATGCAAATGGCGTGGAATAACATGTTAAATTACAGAGACGAACGTGATATATTAATCAACTCAAATAATAATAATATTCGCCGTATCACATATAAAATCAAACAAGATGCTATAGAAGATTGGTGTGAGAGGAATAAATGTTTCACGTTCTCAGGTGAGGCGTGTGAGCTTGTAGGACATGAAAACAAGAATACAGTATATCATCGTGAAGACTGGAAATGGGATAGAGTAATGAAATATGGTCTTTCCGCGATTTTATATAATATTGGAAGTGATGAAGATGTAACATCATTACGGAGTGGAGTGAAACTTGAATTGGATGATATTACACTGAAAACATATAAATGTCTGATTGGCTACGAAGAGTCTATATACTCTTCGTATAAGAGTGTGACAAATCATAAACGAGAATATAATAAACGACGTATCGTGAATATTGATGAAATGATATGTAGGATTTGTCGCCAGCTATCCATTTTACAAGAATCATGTGCATCAAAAGAGGATAAATTATCTGAACTTGGTTATAGTGTACCGGGTCGCGATCATTGGAATGGTGAAACAATGCAGATGAATTACCAGGTAAGAACAAACACTGGATATTCTGATAACGCGGCTATCCATGGTTTTCATGAATCATTGGTGCGTCACCTCGGAACATTGGATTAATTGTTATTCTCAACAAAATACGAAGTGTTTAAAAATAATGATAGATGATAGTTTACAATAAAATAATTATAATCTTGTATATATATATGAACAGTAGTATTGTGATAGATGATATATATAGAACCACTAATATGAATGAACTTGGTGAAGTGTCATCTCAACTCTTGCGAAGGTATAGTAATAATAAGCAAAAAACCCTGACAGTTATGAATTTGTATAAAAGGCGGCGAGATCTTATCAAGAAGGGTAAAGATATTCATAAGGTTTATATATATACACCCAGCAATACTAATAAATTAAAAGACGATGGAACAGTTATAAGC